TGTATTGACATGAAGAGGAAGATAATTAGATGAGGTCGATCTGCGTCTATTACTTCAGTTGTTTTCCTCCAAAATAGAGTTTGACGTCCATCATGAAGTACTTGTTCGTTCGTCCAAGGTAACGTTACTCCTTTCGCGTCGGATGCGTATTTTTGCAATTCGGAAATTCTAAAAACTGAACTAGTGATAGCTCGGGGATACCAAGCCATACCAATTGAACCAGAAAATGTTGCATTTCCAATACAAGTTATACGGTATGTTAAGGCACCCGAGTATCTCTCGTGCAGTCTAGCATAAGCTACGATGTATCTGTTAACGAATGGTGTGTTAACTCCATAGGGGATCTGGGCGATGATTGAGCCTGATTCCACGTCATCAGTAACTTCTAGTTCGATGTCTGCATCTAAAGGATTTTTATATATGAGTGTTTTAATATCAAACATAATACCTCCAAATGCGAGCATATTTGGCGTTCCGATTGGATTTAATTGCGAAATTTGTGACATTTCTACATTTCCCATAATGGGCTCTCCGGGAGAGGTCATTGTAGGAACTGTTCCTGTTGGCTGTGCGTTTCTTCCTGATGGTAAATCGGCGACTGTCATTCCGTGCGAAGCTACGTTCATTGCTGATGGTTCAACTGTTGTTAAAGTATTCGATTGAGAAGGGTTGACGAAGTTGAATTTGAATCTTGGTTTTCCATGTTTTTCAAATATTTGGAACTGCACTTGAATGTTTCCTGTTGCTCCTCCTTGTAATTTATGACGTAATCTTTTTTGTAAAGCGATGTTCATTTTATCCAAGACGTTCGAACGTTGTTCAGGTGTTAGATGCGCGTTATCATTTTCGGCGAATTTAATGAAGGTGTTATTATCTTCTGGTACATCAATATATTGTTGGTTTGCTGTACCTTGTCTCAATAAAGGACTAGATTTAAACATCTTTTGTGTTACAAATTCATCGAAAGTAGGATGTTCGCGTGTTGATATTGTTTTGTCTCGACGTAAGCGTAACAATTCTTGAGCATACTCTTGCATTTGTTTTGTTTCGTGGATCTGAAACTCTAATTCTAGCCTCTTCTGTCTTTCTTTTAGAAATTCTTCTACGGTTGATGCCACACAAAGTTGTTGAAGCTGTTCTT